CTTATACATTGAACTCTGAGGGTCGGCTGGGAATGAACCCGGCCGCCTTCTTCGATCACTGGGTCAGTGCCCTTACTCGCGATGGCGCGGGAAAGGTAAACCTCCGCCTGTGTGAGACTGACGAACTGTGCCACTTATGGCACCTTCTGTCAGAGTTTCACATGGATGACGGGGGTCCGTACACTGGAAGATGGTGGGAATCCGTTTCTCCAGATGGCTGTACCCACATGTGGGAACTTTGCCTGGGAGACGAATCGTCCACGGAGTGGCTTATCCATGGGTTATACTGGTGCAGGGCGCTTCTCGAGTGCCTCTGCGACGCCGATCCCATCTTTGCCACGACGTGTCCCACCAACTTTCTGGGCTTCTTGCGAGAACTCCGGGGGAAGAGCGGCCTAGAGGCCGTCAAGATCATTAAGTACTGGAGCTGCTGGCCGATGGCCAAGTGGCTCCGCCAAGATCTTCCCCTGAAACCCTCTTACCTGGCGATTTCGGGCTTGCCCATATCTGGGCGTGCCCGCGCACACTTTCGTAATCTTCTCGCAGCGCGCACGACCTCGCTCCGCTCTGGACGGGTCATGACCGGCATCCTTAATGGGGCCAAACGCGGCTGTGCTCCGGTGGGCAAGAATTTCATCATCTCTACTATGATCGCCCACAAGGAAGCTCTTTCAGCCTGGCGTCAGCCCCTGACGGCTGGCCAGTCAAACGCGTTACGGGAGAAGTTTGGAGAGGTCTGGGGTAGGAAGCTGCCTCCTGCCGCCTGTGTCCGCACGTGGGGATGCCTGGATGAGGAAGACCATTTTGGTTCCGACCCAGAGGCCCCGCCGCGGCGTTGGCGTAGGAGTGCAACGCAGAACTTGTTGCCCTGGGAGCGTCGACGTGGTAACCCCGGTGGGGGTGCGTGCGCTGAGCTTCCAAGATCACGAGGGGGCCGAGCTAACTTGCTCCATATGGTTTCCTCGCTCGATCTGGACTTCAAGCCACGCTATGATAGTGTCTCCGGACACTATTATAACCACATCGATTGGTCTCGCCGTCCTGGTATCGGCGAGTACGAACTCCTTTCCATGTATGAGGATGGACCTGGTGAGGTCCGCTCCATATATGGCCAGCCGGTCTGTTCGCAGAAGGATATTCTGAAGCACGCAAAGGACTTTCTTATGGCGTCGACTTCCTCCGAAAGAATTCAACTCGGTTGGAAGTCGGCCCCCATAGCGGGGATCTGTGAAGCCAAGGTTTGTCCGGTGCTCGAGCCTCTTAAATGTCGTCTTATTACGAAGGGCTCGGGTATTCCTTATGCGGCTGCTGCACCTGCTCAGAAGCAGATGTGGCAGCAGATCGTCTCCATTCCAGCCTGTTCCCTCGCTGGGGAGACTCTGAATGCATCTCACCTGTACCGAGTAGCGGAACAGGGAGACGCCCTCGGGGCCGGTCTGGATTGGTGGGCAAGTGGGGACTATTCGGCCGCTACGGACGGAATTTCCGCCGAGGTCAACCGTCTTTGCTTTGACCAATGGCTGATGAGAGCTGGAGCAACACCGGATGAGCAGCGTGTTTGGCGTGCGGTTCTTGGAAATCATCATATTTCCTACCCCGCCGAGTTCGCCTCTGCCACACCGGAACTCTCTCCCTTTCTTCAGTCTAATGGTCAACTGATGGGTAGTCCCCTGTCCTTTCCTATCCTCTGTGCTATCAACCTTGTGTCCTATTGGCATTCTCTTGAGTGTTATCTTGGACGCAAGGTGGACCTCTTAGAGCTGCCCGTCCTGATCAACGGTGACGATATTGTGTTTCGGACTAATCCTAGACACTACGAAGAGTGGCAGAGGTGGATTCACATCTGCGGCTTCACTCTCAGTCCTGGCAAGAACTATCTTAGCAAGGACTTCGTCACCCTCAACTCGGAGTACTACCTATGGAAGAAGCGGACCCCGCGAGGGGGGGGTGGATTCTCTCTTATTCAGATTCCATCCCTCAACACGGGGCTTCTGTTGGAGCATGCGGAGGGACCTTTTAAGGTTCCTCAACGACCATGCAACCAGGAGGCACCGCTTCACCACAAGATAAACCGAACTATAGAGGAATCTTGTTCCCCAGGACGAACGCAGCGTCGTGTGCGCCATTACTTTAGGAGACAGATCAGCCAATTAACCGGAAACGGAGAGTTCTCCTTAACCGCCGCCCTTGAGTTAGGCGGCGTTGGTCTCTCTTCGGCTGGTCTCGCGAGTGGGGATGCCTACTATACCAGCTTTCAGCGGAAGCTAGCATCCCATCTCCTAAAGGGGATCCGTGATTTGGAGGGAACAGAGTGTCGGTCGACAGAACCTCCCACTTTGCCGGGTGCAACCCGTTTCGTGGATGAAAGTTCCGATGCCGCCACCATTCCCCGTCATCGTGGTCCCATTCGCCAGGTGCGGGTCTCACCCGCTTTACAGCCCTGCAGAGAATTCGAAGAACGGTTCGAGGAAGGTCGTCCCGTCATCCCGCCTTGGTCCGATCGATATTTGTCACTAGGACATAAACCGGACTGGCGGCTGCGACGAGCCACGGCTAAGGATCTCCGGGCCTTCAGGGCGGCATTGCCGAATATCCCTGTAGGTCTTCAGGACCCTAGTCGTTATGACCTTGAATTGCGATACGTGCCACTGGTCGTTAGACCACCAGGCCTCTAGCCTGGGGAGGAGCCAACTGATGAGGCCCGCCTCCGTAAACATAGGGGCCGAAATCCTACGGACCCCAGTATCCCCTGGGTTAACAACGGGATAGTGGCTTGTAACGCATGTCCTCAACGCGTTCCTCGACTATTGCGTCTCTTACCGCCTCCAACTTGGCCCGACACCGACCTCGTCTTCGACGTGGCGGCGCATCTTCTTACGCCCGGTCGTCGGTTCCAAGTTCGAGGAGGTCACAG